GAGCATACTTTAAAATGTTGCCCATACAGAAACCTGTTCCATGTCCTTGATCAATTATGATCTCAGTTGCTTGTTTGTGTGATTGTGCGTAGTGTGAATTGTAAGTTCCATCAATGTATTGACGGACTTCAAATAATATTTTACCTTCATCAAATTTATAGTCAAAAGTTTCATTCTCTAATTGCATATTCATATTATAACATAATTTAATTTAAAATTCAAGGTAGGGGCGTTTAAGCCCCTTACCAATTTATGATATGTTAATCGTTCTTGGTTTCTTTGCCTCTGGGACAATTTTCTCCAATGCGATTGACAACATACCATCTTTCATTTCCGCACCTTTGACTTCTACATCATCAGCTGTTGTGAATGATCTAGTAAAGTGTCTTTTTGCGATACCTCTATGTAACATATCTTTGTCTTCTTCATCTTTGTGAACAGACTTAATAGTTATAGTATTATCCGCATACTTGACCTCTATGTCTTTTTTACTGTAACCAGCAAGTGCCATCTCAATAGTCCAATTGAGTTCGTCTTTGCCTTTTACAATATTGTATGGTGGAAAAGATGTTGACCTATTATCTAAATAATGGTCAAACTGATCGAACAGATTATCAAACCCTATACTGAAAGGTCTCAAATCGTTCCATATTGATAAGTTTCTTGTCATAGTTTCTCCTTTATAAGCAAGTTAAAAGTGAACCCTTAATGGCGTTCACTAATATTTATATAAGTAGGGTTTTCTTTTTTTCAAGTCTAAACCCTAAAAAGACTTAACTGTATTGCATTTGAGAGGCAATACTATTATGAGGACTTACGAATTGCCTCACAATTATTTATACCTAAGCGTATACTGCACCGTCTAATGCTTTTAGACCTGCAGCAATAATTGCTTTAGATGGTGTACCAATACGATAACTAGTACCAGTAGTTGTTTTGTTAATGTAGACGCAGTGTCCGTCTTCTCTTAACTTTTCTACTACTGCTCTTGGTCTTTGTAGATTGAAACTAGTTCTAGCTTCATTCCAAGTTACACTATCACCTCTTAACAATGCGTTAAGAAATTTTGTGCTGTTTGCTAATTTTCTTCTTCCCATGGTATATTCTCCTTTTTAATTAAGTGCCTCACGGCGTTTCATTAGCTTACGCTGTTTTCTAACAGCTTCCTTTAGTTTGCGTTGTCTTTTAAGAGAGGGCTTCTCATAAAATTGACGCATCTTTAGCTCTTTAAGTAAACCTTCACGCTGTACTTTCCGTTTAAGTTTTCTTATAGCCTTTTCAACATTATTGTTGAATACCTTAACCTCTAAAACCATTTATATCACCCACCCTTCATGAAGTAAAGGGTGCCCTATGAAAGGCACCCCAGAGGTTACATTATGGATAGTTTTAGATTTGTTCATTGAACTCATCTACCTCACTATCGGAGGATTCTTGATTTAATTCTTCAATAGAAACTCCCGCATCTATTTTAGTATATAAATCTAAGAAACTGTTTTTAGTATCATCATCAAATCTGTTACAACATAATTGAACAGCTTTAAGTTTGTTTTTAAATATTGCAAATGCATTAACAATGTGAACTAGTCTTCTAGTAGCAATTAACTCATTAACGCCACCGTCATCAAAAGTTTTTCTGATAACCTCAGCCCAACTTGTAAGTTTGTCAGCAAAGGATTCATCTTTGATACCGTAAACATCTAATACATTATTAAGTATTTTCATTTCGATTTTTTTAGTCGGATATTCTTGTTCGAATGTAACAGGAAATCTTTCTAGGAAGGCTTCGTTCAAAATGTTAGTACCGATAAATCTACCGTCCTCACTACCTTTACCTTTAGTATTGGCAGTTGCGATAATATTGAAACCAGGTTGCGGCTCAACAAATTGATTTATCTTTTTAAGAAATACACCTTGTCCTTCTAGGATAGGTTGTAAACACATAATTTTATTAGAAGCCAAGTCGACCTCATCTAAAAGAAGGACAGCCCCTCTTTTCATCGCATCAATAACTGGACCATCATGCCAGACAGTTTTACCATCTGATAATCTGAAACCACCAAGTAGGTCGTCTTCATCAGTTTCGATTGTGATATTAACTCTAATTAATTCTCTTTTTAGTTCAGCACAAGATTGTTGAACATTAAAAGTTTTACCGTTACCAGATAAACCTGTAATAAAAGATGGATAGAATACTTTAGACTTAATAATATTCTTAATATCTTTATAATGACCAAATGGAACAAAGGTCTCATCTTTAGTAGGAATAATATTCTCGGCTTTATTATTAGTAGTGCCGATACTAACTTGAGGTTGTTCGATAATTTCTTGTTTAACCTCAGGAATGTCAACCTGTTTAGATTGATTAGGTAATGGTAATTTATATAAACCTTTACTCACTCTATAATCTTTATTTAATAAAAAACAAAATGTCAATTTATTATCTTGACAATATTTGATATATTCTGGTTGTGAAACCTCTTCACTACCAAAATGTTTGTAAACACTATCAACAGTATTTTGTTGACTTGTATTTAATTTTTCATAAGTTTTCATAATATAACCTTTCAATAATTACTTATTATATACCAAGTCGATGTTAAAGTCAAGGAACTCCCAATAATCGTTGAATATCAAGGGTTTTCTCATTAAGCCACCAACTCAATAAATTTGTTTAACATAACTCTGGAAGCCAATTTACTTTTTTGTGTCTTACCAAAATTACGCTTCATTTGAGAAACTGTCATATTTTCATTAATATTCAATTCCTCGTCTTCTATTACTAGATTTGTATTTCTAGTAATGAATAACTTTTCATAACCTGCTTTTTTAGAAATCATAACTTTAGATTTTAAAGCAAGTTTTCTTTGCTTGTCATATTCGTTGTACCAATCTTTACCAAACAATGAAGCCTTATCCCAATAACTCATTGTTCTACCACTATAAAGATAGAAACCAATAAGTTGTGAATTAGTTTTAACTCTAAACCACTTTAATAAATTTGTAGTTTTATTACTTCTATAATCACCGCCTTTAATCTCATATTTAATTTTATTATCTCTAATTTTTACGGAACTATCATTATTAGAATAATCTTTAATTAGTTTACCATCTTGGTCATATTTAACATATTCTGAACTATCATGACTAGCACCGTCAGTAAGAAATATAGTATTCATTTTTTGAATATTATAGTTTGATTGAAATCTTTTTACTACCTCGGCTGTAATAACAATAGCTGAGTTTAGTGGAGTGCCACCAAGTCTAGCCCAGTTTGGTTGTGGTGCATAAGGTGGAATATCATCAACATTACTTGTAAATCTCAAATTGTGATTTTTATATTCTAAAGCAATCTTGTATAAATTTAACATCGCATTGTTATATTGTTTTAGAGATTGTTTAGACGATACCCAGTTTAGTAATAAACAATTTTCAAACCATTTATCTTTGGCTTTAAAATTAAAAGATGAATTTTTAGGATCTAGTATATCGTAATCAGTTGACCATCTACTTATATGCTCATCATTAACAACAGATTTTCTGTGAGTATCTGAAAATGAATAAACCTCAAAAGGAATACCTACTTGTTTACAAAACATTGTAAGATTAAATAGTTGAACCATAGTGCCATACATACTGTTACCCATAGAACCTGAATGGTCTAATATGATAACAACACCATGATTTTTAGAACCAGGAATAACTGTCATCTTTTTAAATATATCATCAACATATTTGTAGGCATGTAATTTGTTTACATTAATAACACCTGTTTTTGAAATAGTAGCTCTTTTATATTCATCAGCTGATTTTTTCATTTCAAACTCTTTTACCATATAATTAACTACTGGCATAGTTTCTTTTTTAAATTTGTTAAACTCACTAAATGCATACTTATTAAAATCAGTATACTTTTTATAATTAGAGTTTAACTTGTCTAAAATAATTTTGTGATCAACAACAGCATAATCTAAATTAGGCTCAGGTAAATTAGTATAAACAAAATGTTTAGCTTCTTTATCGTTGAATTGTTTTAGTTTATCGTTGAAACTTTTATCAGTTTCAGAACCTATTTGATTTTCAAGTGAGTCTGGTGAGTAACCACCTTCTGACCCTGAACTTGTTTTTTCTTCTTGTTTAGTTTCCTCTTCGCCTGACTCATTTTCACCAGACTCAGGTGTGGAAGTATCTTCCTCATCTTGCTCTTGATTGTCATTATTACCACCACTGCTTTCTTGTTCTTCCATATCATCATCAAAGTCACCCTCTTGAAAATCATCTGATTGGTTTTCCCACTCAGGTGTTTTTTCTTCTTTAGCATAACCTGCAATATCAATAGCTAGATTAACTACATCATCAAAGGTTTCAGTTTTAAGAGCTCTGTCTAATAAGATTTTTTCTTCATCAGAAAACGGAACAGGTTCTACTGAACCATTTTTAGAATATATGTTTATTCTATCAATAAATTTGAAAGTATTTAATGGTCTATCTTTAGTACCAAAGAAACCACGATCTCTTAATTCACCTTGACCTTTAAAGTAAGATGATTTAAGACCTGGGTATTTTTGTTTAATTTTACGATCTATTCTAATGTCCTCTAAAACATTTAAATAACTGTGTGGAACTTTTTTAACTATACTATCTTTTTCTTTAGACCAATCTGGTGTATAAAGAGCATGACCAACTTCATGACCACATAACATATCGTATAAGTCATTGGACATTTCTTTCCAAACAGGTAAAGTTAAAATTCTATTAACAATATCAAACTGAGCAGTTTGGACATTGTTATGTTCTACTGTGATATTTTCTGTAGCTAGGAGTCTAGCTAGATTTGATTTTTGTTCTCTTTTATCCATAATGTAGACTACATCTTATACCAAAAGGAAAAAAAAGTCAATATCCAGACCCAAATTAAAATCGTTATTTTTCAACGATTTATCAATTATTTTCACTATGTGACAGTCTGTCGCACTAATGTTCTTGCTTTGTTCTGTATGGTTTTAGGACATTTTCATAGAGATTTTGAGATATTGCCTTCATTTGTAGAGGGGCAACCATCAATCCTATTCGTTCTTCTATATCTTCTATCTTACCCTCGGCAAATTTAAAGTCATCAGGTAATGACATTATCCTTAACAATTCTTCTTTTGTAAATGTTCTATCACTATCTGGCAAGAAATAACTATGAGCTCTACCTGTAATCGTAGGAGCAGGTTTATCATAAGAGCATCTGAAATAATTAAAGTATGTAAGTCTAGGTTGTAATACCTCACCCACACTTTCAAGTGCTCTCATATCTTTTGCTAAATCATCAGCAAACTTGTCTACTAGTTTTTCATCATATTGTTCACCACGATATTTTTTATCTATTTCTTCTTGTACCATTTCAGCAAGAGGTTTACAGAATTGTATTTGTTTGGGTGGATTGAAAGGTATTCGTTTTAACACATCTTTTACTACTGGGTTACCATCAGCAAGTTTCTTTTCTTTTAATTTTGCAGCCTCTCTATGCTCAGGTCTATTTTGTAGATCAAATATGCCATCCCACAATGTTGTTCTCTTATCATTTGGTATAGGAAATAGTTTATCTAAATCGTTTGCAAATTCAGATATGTCTAATGCGTCAGCCACATCATTTCTTATACCTATGATAAAAGTCCTCTCTCTTGCTTGCGGTACTCCATAGTCAGAAGCATTAAGTATTTTCCAACTACAGATATAACCTGCTTTGTTTAATAAATTTAAAAATGTGTTTCTATATTCTGCAGCACTACCCAATGACAATGCTTTAACATTTTCTATAATAATACACTTTGGTTTAACTCCTTCAGCAACCCTAATCATTTCTTCAGTCAATCTCTCTATTTGATATTGCTTATGTCCGTGATATAGTTTTTCTTTATTCCATGATCTTTCTCTTTTACCACTCATAGAAAAATGTGTGCAAGGTGGTGACCCATCAAATATATCTAACTCACCTGGTTTAATATTACCTGCATCTAAAAAATGTTCTGGTGTCAAATCTTTTATATCACCAGTCAATACCTCTGTGTTTGGGTTGTTTAATTTGTATGACTCATAAGCATGTTCAACAAACTCATTACTTACTAATACTTTACCACCTGCAAGTTTATATCCTGTACTACTACCACCTGCACCTGCAAAGGTTGACATTACTGTAAATAATTGTTTATCAGTTCCTGCTTGAACATCTTTATTTGTATAAGGTTTAAAACTCATCACTTCATCTCCATAAATAAATCATCGACTAACTGACTTCTTATTTGATCATTAGGTGCAACCAAACAGCTAATCTTTTCATAGTTATTATCAATAGCAAAGTGATACCTATTGTTACCACCCCATATTGCATATTTACATTTCTCATCTATTTTCATAGCTGAAATCTTTTTTAAGTCACCATCTATTCCTGATATTGTTTTTATATCTTGAACAACAATAGGATTTATCATACCATCTTTGTTTATACTTTTCCAGACATTCCAATATGTGTTTGTTTCTAAAGGTGCCATAGGTTGTAAATCTTTTAAATCTAAAACCTGATAATATTGTCCTTTATTTTTAGACTCTAATATTACTGTATCTGCCATGGTTCATATATCCTTGTAAAGTTTTTGTGTTTCTCAAAGTGTATTTGATTAGCAAACTTATCCATCATAATATCTGTTTTGTGTGATATGATAAAAACATTTTCGTCTTTCAAAGTATTTAGGATTTTCAAAAAATCATCGGTACCTGTAGTATCAAGTGAACTATCAAATATCTCATCAAGTATTAATAGATTTGTTGA